GGTTCTCTCAACGAGATATTGATTCACACCACCGTGTTGCTTCTTTGATGATTTTTTGGATGCTTTCTTTGACTTTTTGCGTCCTCCTACTTGACAACCAGCACAATTCATATATATGTTCTTATAAGAGAAAAAATGAAGTCAAAACATTTAAAAAAGTAATACTTAGATTATTTATTATTATATATGGGTATTCCAGGCTTCTTTGGTTGGTTATTAAGGAAATATGACAAAAATACATTTACTGCATTTAAATTAAATACTTCGATTGATGAATTATATATTGATGCAAACTGTATGCTACATCCATCTTGTTTTAAAATTCTTAAAAACGCATTATCTTCTTTATCTAATGAAAAATTAGAGGATGAAATGATCACAATGTGTCTTCGTGATCTTGACTATCTAATTAAATATGTTAATCCAACTAAACAAATATTTATTGCAGTTGATGGTGTTGCTCCATTAGCAAAAATCAGCCAACAAAGAAAGAGACGATATAAATCATATGATGAAACACAACGCAAAAATATAATTAAACAAAAATATGGTGTATCATTACCACATTCATGGACAAACGCATCAATTACACCAGGGACAATTTTTATGGAAAAACTTCATCGTCGAATAATTGCTTTCCTGAAAGAACTACCACAAAAGTGTCAAATAATATATTCATCTTATCATACAGCAGGTGAAGGAGAACATAAAATATTCGCACATATTAGAAAAGAAAAACATATTCCTGTAACACGTGTAATTTATGGTTTAGATGCAGATTTAATTTTTCTTGCAATGGCATGTAATACACAGAAACTATTTTTAATTCGTGAAGAGACAGAATTTAAAGGTCGTCGAGAACAAACATCATCATCACAACACGATGTATTTACATATGTTAGTATTGATACATTAATTAATTGTTTCAATGAACAAGTGTTTGATTTACTTGTAAATAGATCATTATCAGGAACTCCGTGTAAGAGACCTATTCAAAAAAATAATACTAATGATATTATTTTTATCTGTTACTTTTTAGGAAATGATTTTGTTCCTCATGTACCATCAATTGATATCAAAAAATATGGAATGGATATGTTACTTGATGCATATGGAAAAGCATATATGAATAATACTTCTTCATTAATAAATTATAATGAAGAAGATACACAAGTCAATGTATTATTTTTGAATGATTTCTTATCATATTTGGTAACATCAGAAAAAGATTATTTTACAAAAAAAGAGGAAATAGCAGTTAATCGGATTCAACATTTTGAATCACCTTGTGATGAAGAATTATGGAAGTTAGATAATATGAAAATAATAAAATCATCCGATATTTTTCAAAAACATATTGGGACATTCGATGATTGGAAATTTCGCTATTATTCACATCATTTTCATACAACAGAAAGTCAAGAAATAACTATTAGAAATATTTGTAAAAATTATATTGATGGAATTATGTGGATTACAAAATATTATTTCAATGGTTGCCAATCTTGGAATTGGGTTTATGAATATCAATGTGCTCCATTTGTGTCAGATTTGAATAAGTTTATGCAAACATATCACTATAATGTTAATGAATTACAATTTGAATTGGGACAACCAATTCCTGCTGTAATACAATTATTATGTGTTATTCCGAAGCAATATTCTTACTTATTACCAGATAAGTATGCGGAATTAATGAATGATACATCATCTATTGGAGATATGTTTCCATCAAATTACATATTGGATACTTGTAATAAGGATCAATTTTGGCAATGTAATCCAATATTACCAATATTAAATATGAATAGAATTCTTAATACTACACAACATATGACAGTAATACCATATATAGAAATTATTAATAAAATATTACAAAATATAGTCTTTACTAACACTTAATTTATTTATCTCTAACAGTATGCGTATGTGAAAAAAATAATATATATAAAAATATTGTTTAACAATATAAGAAGTAAGCAATGAGTATAAATGTCATAAAATCAATCCTTGAAAATGAAGGTATGAATTTATTGATTGATTTTAATGAACTTGAAACAGAAAACTATTTTAAACCATTAGGACATGCAACTGATAATGTATCATATGATAGTAATGATACACGATATATACTCAATCAAAGAAAGATTAATATATGGAGATTCTTAAAAAAAATAGGAGCTACAATTGAATATATTAAGAGCGGAACAACAGGACATGCATTCAAGGGACAAATTGTCAAAAATAATCAAATTGAATATACATTTGCTGTTAAAGTGTCTGCATATCAAAAACGTAATACTTATGGAGAAGTGACTAATCTAGCAAGACCAGAAAATGCAGAGATTATGATGTTACGAGTATTGAGTTATTTTATCGCAACAAAACAAACACCTCATTTAATTATTCCAATACAAACATTTTATACAGATATTAAATTCTTTTTATTATTATCAAAGTATGGACATATTAAAACAGATGTCAAAAGATATAATGAATTTATCCAGAGGTATGAGAATGGAAAATATGAAGATACTGTATCTATTCTATTAAGTGAATGGGCAAATAAGGGAGATTTTTCAGAATTTGTCAGAAATAGATATAAGAATTTCCAATTAAAACATTGGAAAGTATTTTTCTTCCAAATATTATCAGTATTAGCGGTAATTCAAAGTAAATATCCATCATTTCGTCATAATGATATGAAAGCAAATAATATTTTAGTTCATAAGTTAGCAACATGTCATAAGAAAACTCAAAATTTATATACTATATGTGGAAAACTCTATATTGTGCCAAATATAGGTTATCAAATAAAATTATGGGATTTTGATTTTGCTTGTATTCCAGGAATTGTTGATAATATAAAGGTGACAGAAGAATGGACACGAGAACTTAATATAACATCAGTTAAAAATCAATATTATGATATGCATTATTTTTTTAATACACTTACAAATAAAGGATTTATACCAGAAATTCAAAATGATACCACACATATTCCAAATGAAATACGAGAATTTATTAATAGAGTTGTTCCACATCAATATAAAACAGGACATCGTGTCAGTGAAAAAGGTAGATTATTAATTGATGATGAATATACAAGTCCTCAAAAAATATTAGAAACAGATATATTCTTCAAAGAATTCCGTAGAATTTCACAACTAAACTAATAACATCAATTTATTATTTTTATATTTTTAACATTACTACTATGTTAAATAAATATAACAGATGATATTGTGTTTATGACATAATAACATATAAAAATAATTTCTTTACTGAACTTATACAAGATATCATGGTTCAACGAAAAGTTGCCAAAGGAAAGAAGGGTTCAAAGAAAGTATCTAAGAAGATGCAGAAGTCTCGCTATCTCGCAAGAGAAGTGAGCGATGACCTGAATATTCCAGATCGTCCAGCACCAGAAGATGATTCAGAATTTAATCTACCAATTACTGATGAAGAATCAAGTGAAATTCCAGTTCCAGAGACTGAAGAGAAATCTGCAACTGAGAATGATCGTGAGAAGAGACAACTAGCACAACGTAAAAAATCTCCTAGTGAATCTGATTCATCAAGTTCATCTGATAAATTAGATGATGAAGAGGAAGAAGAAGAAAAAGAAGAGGAAAAAGAAGAGGAAGAAGAGAATGAAATTGAAGAGAAAGAAAAAGAAGTCTATTCAGCAACATCAGTTGATAGTGATGAGGACACGCAATCAGGTGGTCTCTCATTACACGATATTAAAGATGGTGTTAGGAATATTGCTGGAAAAGCAAGTGATACAGTAAAAGACGCAATTTCAGGTATCAGAGGTTTCTTCGGTGAATCTGGTGCACCACAAGCTCAAGCACCAACTCAACAAATGATGCAATCTCCACAAGCAATGATGGGAATGCCACAAGGCATGATGCAATCTCCACAACAAATGGTTGGAATGCCACAACCATTGACAGATAAAATGCCAGAAGGTGCAATTCCATTAGCGCAATTACAACAACAATTCCAACAAATGCCTCCTCAACTATCTCCTCAATCTCAATATTTAGCAGTTCAACAATTCAAACAACAAATGCCACAGGGAATGCCACAGGGAATGCCACAAGGAATGCCACAAGGAATGCCACAAGGAATGCCACAAGGGATACAACAAATGCCACAACAGATGATGTTTGGTGGAGGAAAACAGAAAAAATATAAGATTCGAACAGCTGCACCAAAATGGCAGGGTTTTTTTCAATGAAGGGTGGTGATGCAGCAGTACGTGAAATTCCAGTGTATCCTGATTATAATGACCCTGGTAAACCAGCAGATACAAAGGCAATTCAGCAACGCCACCCTCAACCTCAGATGCCTCAACCTACCATGCGTCTTGAACTTTATGAACCGAAGAAGAAGCCCCCACCACAACAACCACCATTTCAATATCTTCCAACGATGACACAGCAACCACCGTTCCCGCAGATGTTTGGACAAATGGCGACATATACGCAACCAAATGTTCTCAATCAAATTTATATTGGTGATCCCGATCCAACGGCACAACATCGTAGAATTAATCAAGTATATGAAGACCTTCTTCCTCTTAAAGATATTCCAACATCACAGAATACAATTAGCGAACGTATTGCACTTCATAACATCATTCGAAGTATCTTATTAAATAATAAAGATGGAACAAAGATTAATTTTAGAAAAGGTACAAATAATTTATTTGAAAGGTTGAAAACAACTGAATTCAATCCATATCATTATGGTGGTATAAAAGATAATCCATATTCAACAATTCCACGAAATATGTTGTTATATCGTTCTTGTTATCCAATTAAAACTGTTCCAACAGGTATTGGATGTGCAAAAGATTCAACAGGTTTGAATATCAGAATTTATCGTTTGACACGAGGTGAAATGATGATAAATAAAAATCCCGATGCTAAGTTTTCTGATTCTGATGTTTGGAGAGAAATAATGTTTTACGAATATATCAGAGAAAACATTATTAAAAAGAAGGTGTGTCCTAATTTTGTTACAATGTTTGGATATTCTCTATGTGATGATTCAGAAATTGATTTCAAACAAATTGATGAAATTAAAAATAAAATAGAATTCTCTCCCCCAAATAACCATATTATGATTACTACTCCAGTAGGAACACCTCCAGTAATTTTAGCGCAACCAATTCAGAGAAGATTTTTATCAGCTGTTCCAATTGCACCAATAATAACAGTTCCAGATCAAAATATGTATTGTAATGATATTCTAACTGCATTAACGGAATCACCAACACATAATTTCCTTCAATGGGCGTCCAAGAAATATAGTGTAATGGGTAAGACACATCAAATGACTCATATTGGATATTATAATGAAAACATTTGGATGTCTGTTCTTTTCCAATTAATGGCTGCATTATATACTCTACAAAAGCATCAAATTCATATTAATAATATGACACTCGCTGATAATGTTTACATCAAAGATTTAACTGGATTAAGCACGACAACAAATTATTGGAAATACATTATTGATGGTGTTAGTTATTATGTTCCAAATTATGGTTATCTTGTCTTAATTGATAGTAAATTTAAAGAACCAGTTGGGTCCGGATCAAGTATTGGAAAAGTGGCTGCTCTTGAACATAGGATAATAAGCGGTAAAGGAATTTTTGATGATTCTGTGTCATTGTCAACCATTAATATCAATGATCGAATATTCGATTCCTTCTTGAATATTTTTAATACAAATAACTTTGATCATGTATTTGAACAAAATGGCGGTGTTCATCCACCCGCTGAAGTATTATCTTTTATTGATTCAATTCACAGTTATGCAGTCAAAGAGAAATCATCTCCAACTGGTAGAAAAGATATCAATAAATTTATTTACACATTTATGCGTAAATTCATGCATAATAGAATTGGAACATATCTAACACGCCAAGAACAAGAATTTATTGCAAAACTTGACAAGAGTTTCAGTTATGGTGATCTAATTGTTTATGAAGAAAAACCAGATACATTCAAATGTGTAATGTATGGTGGTGCTGGAAGACAGCCAGGAACAGCGCATATTTTAACACGGGATAGTTCTCGTGTTGGTGGTGTTGTCAGTAATCAGATGGTAAGTACTGATGTACCTATTGGTAATGTTCATGCATATTCTCATATTCAACCACTCAAACAAGAATATAAGATGAATGAAGCCAAGTTAGATGAAAGTGATTTACTGGAAACCTATGTACTTTAAGAAAAAATTTTATTATTTTAATTACCCAATTATCTTATTTTTGTCATATTTAATATGATAAAAACTAAACTAAATTGATTTCATTGATGATTTACATTCCACGGTGTTTTCTGAGTAATTCTTTTAATGCTTTAATTAAATATTCACATTCTTCTCGTGTATTAAGAATTGACATTGAGATACGCATAACTTTATTTTTATTAAATTCTTGAATTTTCATTGCACTTAATACTAATGAATTATGCGTTGTTTGACAGGCTGAACTAACACCAACACAAATATTTTTAGTATCACTTAATTCTTTGGCGAAATTTTTATTACATGTATCGATATTCTTTAAGATAACAAGTAATGTATTTGGTAATACCTCGAATTTTGGATTGATGCAGAATACATCTAATTTAGAGAGTTCATTATTAAAGTATTCCCGTAAATCACGTAATTTTTGGTTCTTTTCTTTTAAATCGGTATGTGCATTGCGAAGCGCCATTGCCATTGCAACAATGAATGAAACATTTTCTGTTCCCGGACGCTTAGATGATTCTTGTTCTCCTCCAAAACATAAATTCTCAATGTCATCACACTTCTTCTTCAGATACATACATCCAATACCTTTGGGACCATGGAATTTATGTGCTGAAAAGCAGATAGAATCAAGATTTAAATCATTTGGATGAATAACATATTTACCAATTGCCTGTGTGACATCAGAATGGAAATATATTTTATGTTCTTTAGCAATTTTACCAATTGCTTTAATGTCTTGAACTGATCCTGTTTCATTATTTGCATACATAATACTTAATAATAAAACTTTTGATGGTGCTTGAGAAATTGCATATTCGACATCTACGGGATCAATACTACCATAATATGGACTATTGGGATTTGTTTTAATATTCACATACATAAGATCAATATTTTTATTATCATTGTAATGTGTGAAAACATTTGTTACACTTGGATGTTCAAAATTTGATGTAATAACGGTAAATCTTTCTTTTGGATTTTTCTCTAATTGATGATTGATTAAACCTTGTAATGCTAAGTTATTTGCTTCAGTTGCACCACTCGTGAAATAAATCTCTGATGGAAATACACCTAAATCATCAGCAATTATTTTACGACACTCGTCAATTTTTTCTTTTGCTCTCATACCTTCCGTATGTAGGATATTAGACGGATTACCGCAGTTGAGCCATTTTAGAATCTCATTTTGAATTTCTTTATCATATACAAATGTTGTTGCATTGTTATCAAAATAATAGATAGAGTCTTCGACAGTCTCCTTTTGTTTTGAACGATCTAGTATTCTGTATTTTTTAGCAACAACAAACATTACTAATATAATAAATAGTGAAAAAATTAATATATGGCGTATATTCATTCAAAATATACATTCTATAACGAAAAAAACATTTGTAATGAATTTATTTGCAATTAAGGTTTATATGTTAAAAAATTTTCTCATCTAAATGTATCATATTACATTGAAGATGGCTTTTCTAAAAAAAGTATATGGAACATACAATGAAGCATTTAATAGTCAAAATAATAACAATAAAACAGAATTTGATTTTAATGCACCTAAATATTCTGCTTTATCGCACGAAATATATCAAGAACATAATGGATATTCTAATTCAGATTATGAAATTGGAATGAATAATGTCTCTTGTAATGAACCAGTTGGAAAGATTTTCTTTGGAGAAAATAATATTAAACGGATACAGCGACAAATTAAAGATGCAATTTATGAAAAATCATATCATAAATTTATAGTCGAAGAAGAACAAGATCCTTCTGATTTGCTGATTGCAATGCGTGGAGTATATATGGAACAGGGAAAGTATAAAAATGAATTACCTGTCAAACAAGTAAAAATATTAAATAAGAAACTAATTGAATTTATTGTTCCTGATATGATGACAGAAATTAAACAGTATTATGGATATCTCAAAGACGTCAATGAACCTATTAAACCAATTGATAGACCAATGAATGTATGTAATGCTGGAAGAAGATCTCTACCGAGTGTTACTACTACATGGACACGTTAGTGTTTTAATTATTTTAATTATTTTGAAATGTATTTTTTTATTACTCTAAAAAGTAATAAAAATGTAAATAAATATGAATTTTCGTTAGTTCTTTATTGCTTGACGTACATGTAGACTGTTCCCTGTTTGCGGACAAGGTCATCAAAGTCAAGGTATCCTGGTTGTCCACGAGCGATTGGATCAACTGGTGCATGACCAATTGTGGGAAGATCACTTGCGGTGCGTGGGTCATACATAAGGTATGATACTGCTTTGCCCTTGACTGGATCTGCAGGAGATACAATGATTGCGGTTGTTCCAATGATACAGTTCTTGAATGTTCCGACATCACTTGACTCAACGCATACCACTGAACGAAGACCGAAGGAATCACCCTCGACTGTTACATCATCTGGGACTGCTACTTCAAGGTCATTGAGTGTCTCAATGCCAGACAGAGATGGTGGGAATGCTCCAAAGATAAATGGCTGGTTGGGACGAGCATAGTTGATTGACTTGAACCGTCTGTTGACATAGAAAAAGAGTACATCACGAGAATGGACAACTTTGATTGTGCGAGGTACTAGAGTCTTGCCCTCAATGAACCACTGTGGTTGGTTGATTGCATCAACGATTGAGATAGCTGCTGCTCCTGCAACTGGTGCTGATGGAATACGAAGTGTCACAACTGGAAGTGTTGTGATTTGGTTGTAGGCAACTGGTACATTGCTCATGCTTGTTGCCGCCATTGGCATCCCAGATAGGTAGTTGGTGTTGATGACTGTTGGTCTGAGGGAGAAAGCATTCATTATACGACGGAGAATTGTTCCCTCATCACGAGTGTATACCATATCAGGAGCATCAAAGATGTTATTCATGCAACTATCAACTGTTGATAGGAAACCAGCTGAATCATCGGCATAGTACTTGCCTGTGCGAAGATTCATGACGGATTCCCAAAGTTTGCACTGGAGAAGCACACGATTCTTAAGATCAGCAACTGTCTTGGTGTTATCAACAACACAAGCGGTCTGGTTAGGATCGGTGATCATGTCCCAGTATGTCTCGTAATCATATTTGGTCACGATTGGGAGGTTATCATTCTTGCGTTTGATAATGTCAGAGATGCTGCTAAGAAGCATACGCTCCTCAAGGTATTGAACCTTAGGAAGGAAGAGTGCTGCAATTACAGGGTGGACATATTTGAAGTTGTTGTGGAAGTTCTGGTCGAATCTTCCTGAAACCGCCTGTATCGCACAATCCTCATATAGGAGTGTCTGAAGAATTAGTTGTTTGTGCATTTGTTTGCACTCACGTTCCTTCTCAAGAATGATCTTAAGATCGGGCATCTCACCCTCACTCACATTGAGTTTATCACCCATCACAACAGAGCTGTATCCAAGAGTCTTGCTCATTGGAGTGGCAGGAATATTGTACACGTTGTACATTGATTGGGTCTTGTCTGTCATGAGGAGTTTCATGAACATCGTGAATTCACTCTCACTGAGGTCGTATTTCTTCATGTATTTGCGACCCTTCTCCATCATCAGCCGAGTATCAACACCCATCGCTGAGTATTTACGGAAGAGTGCACTCTTGAATTTCTGAGCTTTCTCTCTGATTTGTTCAAGACGTCTCTTATAGTAATCATACGCCGCATCAACGATCTTCTCATCACTGATTTTTTTACGGAGTGATGATAGAACTTGTGCGTCAAGAAGAAGCTCCTTGCTACTTTGACGGAAGAGTTCATTAAGAACTTTCATCGCATCCTCATTGAGTTTGTCTCCAACATGCCCTCTATTACGAGTATCTGCCATCACTGTTGTATATATATATTGTTATAGAAAAAATATTATTTAATGATGCGTAAAAATGTATTTTGTATATTATAAAATTTCTATGTTGAAATGTTATAAATAAATTGTTAATAAATTACTTTAAAAATGTGCTCACTCTATACATAAATATTATATTGTTTTCAAATCTTTTAATAATCTCTTTTGTTTAGCAGTTAAATTAATTTTAAATTGTGCGTTCTTGTCTATTTTTAATAAATCTTCAATATCGTCCAATGTTAATTTATAATTTTTAGCGATTTCAATTACATCATCCATTTTATTTGTAGAAATCAATGTGCAAATAATCTTTCCAATGTAAATATAATCTAATGGATCAATGCTTTCAAATATCTTAGAAGCATCATTAATCTTTTTCTTATTTAATCTTTTTGTTGATGTTTTATTCATATCAACTGGATATTCTGGACGACGACTATATGTTTTTGGATATGTATCTAAATGATATGCTGGTATTCCACAAGAAAATAATCCGTGAATTGTTTGTAATTCCCATCGTTGTTCTCCATAAATATAGTTATCTACAACATCTCCAAATGAGAGTGCGTTTGTAATGTATTTTAGTAATTGAGAAGTATTTTTATTTTCATTAAAATGAATAATTTTGTAAATATAATTATGTTGAACCATTAATGGAATATTTACTTTTTCTGTTTCATATAATTTTAAACATTCGTCAATATTCTTATACCCAGTTAAAAGCATATTACTTGCTCTATAAATATCAAATGATAAATGTTTCTCACACATCATTGATGAGTATTCGTCTAATGTTTCTTGTGTAATACTATTTGAATTACAACAATCATTAATCAAGTCATACATTGTTGTACACAACCGTCTAAAATCGTGTTGTGCAAATTCAATAATATTATTAGAAATCTCACAATCTCCCAATGTAATTTTTTCTGTAGATACTATACGCTGTAATAATTTCATCATATCCATATCACAAGGTTCAAATAATCTAACTTCTTTTGTACCTTTCTTAAGTGATGTTATTAGTTTATTGTGTTTCGTATCAAACACGAAAATAATTGGACAATATGAATGTAAATTATTAATTTTCATTAATTTTATAAGATCTTTTTTATCGTGTGCTAATAATTCCATATCCATTTCATCAATAATAATGGCATATCTTTTTGCATTTTCTGCATTCATTAATGAAAGAATATCCATTCCAGATGAAAGTTGATTTAAAAATCGATATGAATCTTTTTTATCACTAATATTTTTCTTATCGTATCCACGAGGAACTTTTTCTTTCTTATCTACTTTATCACTAATATCATCCATCAATTGATTCTTAATATTATTGAAGAAATATGGTTTGTAATTTAAGTTTTTTAATGCGACATCAAGCCGACACGATTTACCAGAACCATGGGGTCCGATTATTAACATACATTTGTATTGTTCTTTTGTAAAATTTTGCAACCATTTAATTATTGTATTTGTGATATTTGCATCACCTATTATTTCAGACACATTCTTTGGTCTGTATTTCTCACAAAAAGAACTACTCATTATTATTTTAACATATTATAAAAATGTTAAATTAACACATTTCCTATTTCAATTTTTTTTATTGATTATCTATTTTTAAGGATTAATAAATCACTTAATCTGGCATTATTTTCTAATTCTGATATTTCAGCGAAATATTTTGGATAGAAATCACTCCAATTAGTATTTGCTTTCAATAACTGCAATTGGGTGTATGCATATGCAAATAATGTACTGCAAAAGAATTTATTTGTGCGACGAGGATCTAAACAAAGTATTTTTTCTAATATCAAATATTTATGATGAATTATTGGTTCAAGTAAATCAAATGGATTCAAATCATAGTTCTTATAATATGTCGTATTGTAAATAATCCTAAATATTTCATTAATCTCATCTTTTGTCTTATTCCAAATTAATTTTCGATATGCGATACCACCTTTATAACTATTAATTCTTTGTTCGAGATTGACTAAACATACACCACGTACATAATGTCCTGATTCTAAATCAACATACGGATCATTTGGATTTTGAATATCAGCCTCTAGCATAAAAATACCTTTAACTGGTGGTGTGTTAATCAAGAAATTTGGATCTTTAATAACAATACCAATATGAGTCCAATTACTATGTGTAATATATGAAATAATAGATGATACAAAATAATTTCCACTTAAAAGAATTAAATCTCCAGTTTGAAAATCAATATTATTAAAATCAATCGTAGTCATTTATAATAATGTAAATGAATATAAATATTAGAAAAAAACTTAAATCAAAACGGCATTATAGAATCTATAATATTTTTTATTATTAATCAGTATGATAAATTGTTAAGATAAATTCATCACACGAATCTGTTTCTGATGTGTCATTATTTGATAAATCAATACTTTCATTACTGTAATCACTCTGTTCTCCATCACTAACATCATCATTTATATTTGTATCTATAATGTTAGTTGTATTTTGAATTTCTTGGATTGTTTTTGCAATCGGTATTGAACTAAGTAAATTATCAACATAAATAGTTTTATCAATTGATGCACCATCTGACATAATCATTTGTTGCATTACTTTAGGAACAAATTGTCTTCGTGTTAAATGAAGTTTATCACACATCGAACTATTTTGACAATTTCCAAATTGAAAATCTGTATAACATATAGTATGTTTCGCACTAATTGCTCCATTTTTACAATTATAACCTCCAGGACACTTTCCATTTGCACATCCATAACAAGTTCTTGTTAGTTGTAGAAAAACTTTATATGCTTCGTTATCATTAATAATATCAATATCATTGAGAAGTACATTTGAAGTTAATAATGAATAAATTTTCTTTCTTAATGGATCAATATTTTGATCTGATAAAGAATGTGCATACAGACAATTTGTCCCATAAGGACATTTTCCATCTGTTACTATATTATAACATAATATTCGTTTTTTAGATTGTTCGGGAATTACTGTCGATTGAATTATATTTTTTTTAACTTCATTATATTGAGAAACATATGGTTTCTTTTCTTCACATTTTTTAGTTAAAATAGGTTTATTGGTGATTTGTATTTTATGTATTGATGGATTTTTTTGCGTTTTACTATTTTTTTTACCAGATACTAATTGAAATCCATCTTCACTATTAGTTGTTTTATCTATTTTATTTATAGTTGCACTCATCTATTGTCTTATATAGATTTTCTCTCTTTAAATTATTATGAATATACTCACAATAAATAATATTACTAATAATTATGTATTATATTGGAAAACTAATGATTTTTCTAAAAATGATGATAATGGAAAAGAATTTCCAACTCCAATTGAACGAGAACATTGGAGTGGAAAACGTTTCTTCTTAATGAAGTTGATAACACTTGAAAATGAATTATTAAAAAAGAATAATACTTTTATTGATGATATACATCAAACTTGTCTGATTTGTAAAGCTAAAAATATTTCTCATCTATCATATCAATTTAAGAATATGATTTGGTCTGAAAGTTTAGTACATTATATCAAAGTACATAATATCAAACCTCCAGCAAAGTTTATTCGTTTTGTTTTAGATAATGATCCGATAACAAAAATAAATTTACAGGGAAAAAAATATAAGAATGGAAAATGTGCCTATGTTAAAATACATACTAATCAATTACTAATCATAGATGCATTATTTGAACACGGTAGTTTGGCAAAAAAATATAAGGAAAAACATGAATCCGCATTTCGATATTCTGAACATGCAGGTATGTTAGATATTGATTTGAATGGAATTAAATATATTACAGTTTCTGGAAAAACCACACGCAAATTTGCCAATGATCCTAGTATTTATTTACCAGAACAAGATGATTATGCTGATATAATAGAATATATTTTTCACACACATCCGATGACACCACGAGCAGGTGGAAGAGTAGCATCAGGAATATTATATGAGTATCCAAGTGCAATGGACATTCTTCATTTTGTCGATCATTTCAATCATAGTAATTTACAAGGATCGCTTGTTTTAACGGCAGAAGGTTTATATAATATTCGTAAAGAACTGTTTGATAGGAAAATAATTTTATTAGGAAAAACATTTATTCGTGATTATAGAAAAGCATTCGCTACAGCACAAGATATAGCAATATTAAAATATGGTGATGAGATAACAGATGATATTTTTTATAATAAGATTGCACAAGATACTAATGGTATTGATATTATAAACGCATTATTAAAGAAATATAAATTATGTATTGATTTTTTCCCACGACAAAAAAATAAGGAAGGTAATTGGATTATTGGAACTGTATATTTACCCGTTTGTGTAAGTCAATAATGAAAAATTTGTCATAATATAGTATGTGTTTATTGTTATTATTTTATCAATAACAATTTGAAATATTTCAAAAAATCAAATTATCAAATATTATCATTTGATAGTATATACATAAGACAATGGAGATGGCGTCAAAAGTCTGGTCTAAATTAACAATGAAAAATGTTCTGATTGCTGTAGGAGTATACATCCTTTTAGTGGTTTTATTTAAAGTTGTTGTGGGAAGATTATGCAGAAAAACAGAGCAAATGGAAGTTCTACCCAATGCGCCTGAACATTCAATGGAACTCGTGAGACCTAATATTAAGATAACACCAACATCTATTCAAGAAGATACTAATATTATTCAATCAGGTCCCGAATTCGAAGAAACGAAATTACTATCTCCATGGTATAAGGCTTATACTGGTAATCTAAAGAACTATTATTTACTTGATGATGGAGCAGGTGGTTCTGCTGGTCTTCACTTTAATCAATGTAGCAAATCTTGTTGCAGTGCTCAATATCCTCTACCATTTAAAATGCCAACTGATGCAGCATGTGACAGCAAAGATGAATTTGTTCCAACAAACTATACATGCAACAATGCGTGGCAAGATTCTGGCTGTGTATGCCTAACAAAAGACCAAGCTAATATGCTTGGTTCTCGTGGTGGCAATGCATAAATTATATGCGTATAGCGCATCGTTAAGACAATATTTTTTTTAATCTTCGTAATTATATATGACACATTATTACGAAAAGAATATAGTTGATATCAAGAATGAATACACATCTCATCTGACAGAAATTCTTGTTCCATTACTATATGAAGGAATTACAGCAGTTTATGTTCGTGCTAAAGAGCATTGTGACAAATATGATGAACTAATCCAACTCAATTCTAATATACAGAACCCTGGAATAGTTAAAATCTTTCAATTATGTCTCAAAGATATCCCATCATTAAGTGCTAATGCAATTGCAAGTGAAGTTCAACGTATAAAAGAACATAGTCATTGTTCCGAGTGGTTTGACGATCTTGTAAAAGCTGTTATTAAAAGTTATATTGTATTATTGACATACAATGCATCTGGAAAAAGATGCCGTTTAGTTCGTGAAAGATATCACGAACGCATTAATATCAATGAATTTATACACAAATGTTATATTGAATGCGCACATACATTTCATAACAATCCTGAACTAATTGTGCGTGAATTAGAGTTCCGTAAAACACAAAAAGAGTTAGCATATAAATATATTAAGAAATCGATTATTGAAGCAATCCATAAAATGTTACCTATTAAATCAATATTAGAAGAGTATCTGGGAAATGATTATATTGTTGACAGCGACAACATTTCTCAAAGTAGAACACAACAATATGTTAATTCATCCAGAAGTAAAGTTCCAAAAATCTTTGAAGATGATACTATGCAAAATGGATTCAGTGTAGTCAAAGATGAAACAAACGGAATTTTTGTTAATAATGAAAATGATGATTCATTAAGCGATGATAATATACAAAAAAATACAACACCACTAGAAATTGCGAAGGAATTAGAGGAAGTTATTAAAAAAGAAGAAATACAAATTAAAAATTCAAGTGATAAGAAAAAAACACCTGAAGATAAAATAGAAACACCAAAACCCGATGGTGTAATTATTCAAAATATAATGCCAGACGGAACATTTATTAAACAATCATCTCAAATACATCAACCATTGAAACAACAAAATTCAATGAAAACAATACCAGAAACACAACTCGGTGGAGATATGGTAGATGATATGTTAATGGACAAATATTTTGATAATACACTTGATGGTACAATGCTATAAAATTTATTTATTTATTAAATCATAAAACATTTGTTGAAAAGTCTGATTATCATATTTTTCAAAATACGACATAGTATTAATATTTTTTGTAAGTTCTACCTGATTTTTATTAATTAATTTGACAGTCCATCCCTCAAGGACAGCATTTTTTGTAATATGTGTCTGAAGATGATCTATTGCTATATCTCGTTGATTATTCATATACATACAATATAGAAAATTACATTCTATACTATTTGCGTTATTGACAAAACATAACATAAAGATGATATTTTATAGTATTATATAAGTTGTTGATATGTCACATACAGGCATGTTTCGTTATAAACCAGATAAGAGTAAGCATCACGAAGAAAATAGCACTCTTGATGATACTCATAAAAAACAAATCAAAGTATTTGAACAATCAAGAAAGACATTAGAACAAAAGAAAAGTCAATTGCTAAAATCAACTGATGAATTAAATCAATTGATGATATTATCATCTTCACAACAAAATAAAAGTAATGATGAAAATTCAATTATTAATGTAATGGATATGGTCTCGAAGAAATCAAAATTAAGATCTGAAATTGAAAAATTAACAAGAGAAATAGGTGATATTGCTTCTGGTGCGTCTGAGTTAGAGTATTACAGTAAGATTGATGATATTTTATTAACATATTATGAAATACTTGAAAGTTCTGCGACAGGTAATCATCAAGATGTACCACAAACTGGTATCGTCGAACAATTTAATGGATTACCAACAAAAAAAATAAGTCGTAAAAAATCAAAATCAGCCGTTAATAACAAACATATATTAAGTTATTTTAATTGTGGTCCAAAAGAGCCCACCAGTATTCCAGATACCGTATCAGATTCTCCAATGGAAAAAATAGCATTACCTAAAAATCGTGCATCTCTATTAGATCAATATACACGAGCAATTGAAAATAAGATATCTAAAAAAGTTAAGAATATTGCAAATTATTGTGAAAAATGTTGTATTGAGAGAACCCTATTACAATCCGATGGTATTTATGTTTGTACTTTATGTGGAGAAGTAGAAAACGCACTTATTGAAAGTGAAGTACATAATTATAAAGATTCGATTACAGAAAAACCAATCTATCCATATAAAAGACTTAATCATCTTGTTGAGTGGTTAAATCAATTCCAAGCAAAAGAATCTACTGATATTCCTAATAAAGTATATGATGATATTCTAGTGGAAATGAAAAAAGCAAGATTATCTGCGAATGAAATTACTGTATCTGAAATGAGAAATATTCTAAAAAAACTGAGATATAATTCTTATTACGAACATATTCCACATCTTATGTATAAGATAACAGGAAAACCACCACCAACACTGAGTCGTGATGTAGAAGAATGTATTAAAAGAATGTTTAAAGAAAGTCAAGAACCATTTTCTAAATTCTGTCCAAAAGAACGCACTAATTATTTAAGTTATTCATATGTTCTTCATAAACTCTTTCAAATACTAAAACTTGATGAATTTACAGTGTATTTCCCACTCTTGAAAAGTAGAGAGAAGTTAAGACTCCAAGATAAAATTTGGAAGAATATATGCGAAGACAGGGAATGGGATTTTTATCCAAGTATTTAGAGATGCGGAAAAAAGGACTTAAAATATTGTATAATAAAGTATATTATAATAAATGGCAGAATCAGTAGCACAAGAAAATAAAGTAGATCTCCTGAAAGTAGATCCAGTAATTAGCGGACAAGAGTGGATTTGTGTATCCTTCCTTTCTTCCAAGAGAGCGAAGAATTGCAGTCTCAGTGGATGGAAGTTCCGGGGAGCATTTCCAACACAAGCAGAAGCTGCTGCCCACGCCAAGCATCTGCAGGAACAAGATCCACACTTTCATATCTTTGTTGGAGAGGGTTTCAAATGGCTACCATTTGATCCCGAACCAGACACCGTTGCAGATCAAGAATACTATGAGAAGGAACTCAATGATCTGATGAAGACTGTCCAAGCGGAACAATCAGAGAAGAAACAAGAGGAAACTGAAAGAAAGAAGAAGTTAGTGAAGGATGCAACCGAGACACAGATACATGTAAAGAGAGAGAATAAAGTAAAAGAGCGTCTTCAGAAGAAACTAATGCAAAAGAAACTTGCACAAGAAGGTGATGCCAAGAAAGACGAAGTTGTAGAAACTGTTGAGAAGGATGATGTTGTTGAGAAGATGGAGAAGAGTCTCAAGGAAGATGAGAAGAAACTTGATGAAGAGAAGAAGAAGGTTGGAGAACAATCAAAGGATCTACAGCATCTTCAGAAAGCTTATGCGAAACTAAAGGAGCAATATGCAAAGAAACAGTAAATTTATTATTTCATATTCTTTTTTTATAATGTTATTCATTTAGAAAAACATTATTGATTTAATTTACAAACTAATTATATATATGATACTTGGTGTATTATTATTAGCGATATGTATGGGTGCGGTAATATGTATTATTGTTAATTTAATAGTTCTTAATGCACAAATTCCACGAGAGAAAATTATATATAAATATATGCCACGAACATTCAAGGAAGAACAAGAAAATCAACCATTAGTATCCTCTATTTTCAAATCTATGTTTACAGATCAAACACCGTGGGTGAATAGTGTAATGAGTTATGATAAACGCAAAGAAGAAAGTGTCAATAAATATTATGTTAGTCAAATTTAACGTGTCCTGCTATATCAACCTTTTCAATTGGAATATGTTGATATGATTTCTTTTGTCCGAATGATGATGGATCAAACATTTTTGCTTGTGCTATTTCATACCAATTGGGATTATAATTTCTTTCTTGAAATTTTTTAACTTGTGGACACCCAAACATCTGTACATTAATATCAGATGTTGCTTTATAGTGAAATACTTTATCTGTTAATTTGGGTCCTGTTTTTCTTCGACATAATACCATAGTACCATAATTATATGTTAATTGAGTAAATACTTCTCTGAATGATGAGAATGTTGGAAATATTCCAGCATAATGTTTATGAAGTTTTGTTTGATCATTGAATATATCAGTTGCAAATAGAAAAACATAATCAAAATTATCACGAAGTGCTGGTGAAATTTCAAGTGGAGCTTGCATTGTTAAAACATAAGTTATATCATAATGACGACCATTGAAAAGCACTTCTCGTAGAGATTCGTCTTTTCCCCAACTCTTACTATCAGATAAACAATCATCCATTAATAAAAGAATACGGGTATCAATTATCTTTCCTTCTAATGCTAATTTTTTTGCGGTTGCTTTAATATTAGTCTGACGACGCAATATTTTTGCAAATACTCTTTTACTATCACGATTATAAATGAATGCATCAGGAAAAAATTCAGAGTAGAATGGATCTAAATGTTCTGAATAAGAAATTACTATTCCAACTGGAATATCACCAAAATGAGAAATTAATGAACGACATAAAACTGATTTTCCACTACCTCTTTTTGCAATTGTAATAATTGCTGGATTTTGACAAAATGATTTTAAATCAAATTCTTTAATCTGTAATTTACTTGATGTACCTATTTCACCCATATATCATAATATTATATTACGATATATGTTATCTTGTTAGAACACATAATCTAAAAAGTTTCTAAAAATTTTCTTGGTCTTGCTATACCAATTGACGGTAGATCAAAGTGCGTACTATCTGATACTGAATTACTCATAACAGATGATGTTATATCAGTTGGAATTTTTATTATTGATTCGGGAGATATTTTTATTTCATTCTGTCCCCAAATAGATAATCCTATGAAAACAACGATTCCTAAAATTATTGGAATACGCATATCACTAAATCTCTCATCATCTTCTCTATCAATTTGTTTCTTATTATTTAACCATAGCACATATAAATAACTAATTGCACTTGTTATCAGACCCGCAATAATTGGATCTTTTATGATATCCATATATAATACATATATTGATTATATTTTCGTATAATCAAATTTTATTTACAATATTACAATATTTTAATAATATTCGGTCAATACAATTAATCAATTATTTATTGTTCATAATTATATTATTTCGTATATTGTAGTGTTTTTATTGTAATAAAATAAATATAAATTCTTTATTGTCAAGAGTATAGAAACATCAAAAACGCACTCGTTATAGATGGTAAAAAATGTATAATATATTATCCCAATCACTTTTTACAATTTCAGTCAAATTAAAACAAATACTTAATATACTATAAAAAATAATTTTTTCTCAATCACTAATATATATAATTCACAATGGCAGGAGGTCTAATGCAACTCGTAGCTTATGGCGCACAGGATGTTTACCTAAACTAGTTGGGTGGAAAAGCGATCGGCTTTAAGATATGTGGATATTCTTAAAGATAAACCCGTTGGTGTTCCACTACTATACAACGATATAATATAGTAACACAGTCGCTAGTGTATGAATAACAAATAAAGATGTTAATCATATGCAATATCCATAAATTCAGGTGAAACCGTAAAACCGTCAAAATATATAAAGACTGAATTTTAATTCCAAGTAAGATATACATGGAATCAAAAATTTGCAACGAATGTTTCGAAGAGAAACAAATTTCAGAATTCGCAGTTAGAAATAAGAAAACACAAAATACTCACAATCGATGTAAACAATGTACAAATATTTATGCTAAAGAATATAGAATTGAAAACAAAGAAACTATAAAAGAGAAACAAGAAAAATGGTATTCAACTGTTGGTAAAGAATGGAAGAAGACCTATGAGAAAGAAAATCGTGATAAAATTAATGAAGTGTGTAGAAATAGATACAAAACTGATAAAAATTACAGAATGAAAAAAATTCTACGATCACGATTTAAATCAACCGTTTCTAAAAAGAAAATCTATAAATCAGTAATAAACTATGTTGGAATAGACTTAGATTTACTGATTAAATGGATAGAGTTTCAATTTGATTCTAATATGAATTGGCAAAATCAAGGTAAATATTGGGATATTGATCATGTAATACCGTGTAAAGAATTCGATCTAACTAATGAAGATGAAATTAAGAAATGTTTCCATTGGACTAATATGCGACCGATGGAAAGAATTGCAAATTATATTAAAAATGATAAAGTTATTGATAGTGTAATAGACGAACAAAAACTTATCGTTTTAAAATTCAAGTCTTATATATCCAGTACCAAGTCATGATAAGAAATTATTGTGATGGCTCAGAGTAGTAAACTGAGGTATGGTAACAAGCTGGCGGATGAGAGTTTTTTCAAAAAACTCGAAATTGGTTAACGCTGAGCCAAAAACTCTAAAACCATTATGCAAGGTCACGAGTTTGAGTCCAGAGACTAAACATGGATAGGTCTGAGGAATCTAGCAAATTCCAATGATGGCTTAAGATATAGTCCACTCCCATATGAAAGTATGGGTACCAAGTGAACTGGTAATCCCCAAATCACCTTCTTCAAGGTAGTATATAGACGCCACACTAACTTCTCCATGGAGTGCATTGAGCACACACTCAGTGGAAGCCCCGACTTTGGACGCCGTG